CATGACCGACCCGCCGTTTCGGATATTGCGTTTATGAGTGGTCGGATTCATATATTGGGGGAAAGAGGAGACCGATCATGAACGCCCTACTCGAGAAGCCGGATACCGTTGTTCCCTCCAAGGAAGACGCCGCGCTGGCGGCCGAGTCGAGTCGCATCCTCGCGTCCCGACCCTCCGAGGGGGATTTCCGCGTTCAACTGGATGACGGGCAAGTGTTGGCCCTGCCGCAAGCGGCGAAGCGGCTTCTCGCTCACTTGCTGATGGAAATGTCCCGCGGCAACGCCGTGACCATCATCCCGATTCACGCGGAGATGACGACTCAGGAAGCGGCCGATTATCTGAACATCAGCCGCCCTCACTTGGTGAAGCTGTTGGAGACGGAGAGCATCCCCTATCGCAAGGTCGGATCGCACCGCCGCGTCTGCTTCCGCGACCTGAAGGCGTACAGGGATGGAACGGCGACGGATCGCGCGAACGCCTTGGATGAACTGACCGCCCTGTCACAGGAACTCGGGATGGGGTACTGAGAATGGCGCGGTTCACCGTCGTCTATGACGCTTGCTGCCTCTATCCGGCGCCCCTGCGGGACTTCCTGATGGAACTGGCGACGACGGGACTGTTTCGGGCGAAGTGGACCCAGGCCATTCACGACGAATGGACGCGCAACCTTCTTCTCAAACGCCCGGACCTCTCACCGGAGAAGCTGCGGCGCACGCGCGATCTGATGAACATCCACGCGCCCGATTGCCTGGTTGAGGGGTATGAACATCTCATCGCCGTCGTCTCGTTGCCGGATCCCGACGACCGGCACGTTCTCGCCGCCGCCGTTCACGCCCGGGCCGACGCCGTCGTCACCTACAATCTGAAGGACTTCCCCGCTTCTGAATTGGAGAGGTTCGGCGTCGAGGCCATACACCCGGACGACTTCATCAGTTACCAGCTTGATCTTGACGAATCGACGGTGGTGGTCGCGGCGCAAAGGTGCCTGAGACGCCTGAAGAATCCGCCGAAAACGGCGACCGAGTATCTCGCCACGCTCCAGGCGCAATCCCTGCCGAAGACCGTCGCGGCGCTGGCGCGGTACGCCGCGATCCTGTGATGAGGCGAGATCCGCCCCCCGGGGGCGGAGGCGACGAAGTCGTCGTCCTGGCTTGGACCCGCCGTCGAGTCCCGTGTTTCGGGGAGCGTGAGGCAATCCCACGCTCCCCCGTTTTTCACCAGTAATACCGGTGTGGGCGCTTTGTCCCCGTGTACGCCCAACACACCGCATCCGGATCGATCAATCCGAACCGAAGATCATGAAGCGTCACAGCGTCTCGCCGACGTTGCGGTCGGGTATCGTTGACGCGAACAAACCACGAAGGCGCTTCCCCGCGTCTGTAACCGCACGGGAACCCGATGTCGGCGCGATTGAAGCGATGCGATTCCCCGTATTTCTGGGAGTGATGAAAGGTGCGAGCCATGGCGATACGCCTCCGGCCCGCTCTCGGACGCGGCCTATCCGCATCGATCTGAGGCGGACCTACGGCATCGCTCGGACTCCCTCTGAAGGCGGAACCAAGCGCACTCGCGCGCGCTCCGTCATGTGGTGTTCTGACACGGCTCGACGGTGCCTTCAACGGCGTACCAACAAAAAGCGTCTGCGCGATTCGACGCCCGAGGACGGCGCCGTTCGGTCGATCGCGCGGTCGCGTGACGGCATTGAGCGGGGATGAACCCGTTTCCCCGGCAATTTGGCATTTCCCTGCACAGTCGCGCCCACGCGGGCGCGGATGAAGTTAGAGAAAAGGCAGCCCGCTCCGGTTTTTCGGAGACGGGCTTTGTCATTCGCTAGAAGGCGGAAAGTGAATATCAAGCACGCGAATCATGTACAATATCGCTCTGGCCAGATCGTTTTGACTGCGGCTATGCATTAAACCAATGGCGTTTGAAAGGTGCTTCATGGACTTTGCATCTGCATTGTCAAGCACAGACGCATATACCGCAATGATTTCTTCTTTGTCGGCTATAGGACTCAACTCTATAGTCGCCACCTGATCGCGTAGAATGAACGCCGCCTCTTCATCTCCTGCGCGCGCGGCTAAGCTAGCCGCGTCCAACAGCAGAAGTTTTGTTTTATCTTTGTCTATCATTCGCGGCTTTCCTTCTTCAGCCGCACGCCCGGCCCATCGCCGTTCTGGTCGATGAAGATCACGCCCGCCGCCTCTAGAGCGGCACGGATCGCCGCGAGCGTGCGGAGTTGGGGGACTGTCTCCCCCTTCTCGAATCTCACCAACGACCGCTTGGCGACATCACCGCTGGTTGCCGCCGCCAAGTCGTCTTGGCTCCAGCCGATCAACCCCCGTGCGGCACGGCACTGCGCTGGCGATATTGACATGGCGCTTTTAGTGACATTCGTTGTTGACTGACACCTAGACCATATGTCACTTTTAGTGCCAGAGCAAGTTCAATGTCCATTGGGGGTTCTCATGCGGTCGATTCCCGCCACGCCCGAGCTATGCCCACCGTCCCGGCGCTCCCTCATCGCGGGCGTTGTTCCCGCAGTCGTCGCACTCACAGCCGGTCCCGGCTCCGCCGTCGCGATCGGAGAGAAGCACGCCCGCGACGACGAATTCCTCGCCGTGTTCGCGGAGTGGCGACGAGCCTTTGCCGCCGGCGAGGCCCTTCCGGTCGAAACGCCGGAGGAGGTCGCCGACATTTACTGGAAAAAGGTCGTCGATCTGCGGGCGCGCATAAACAAAATGCACGTCCATACGCCCGCCGCCGCCGCGGTAAAGGCGAAGTTCGTGCTCGCGAACATGTGCGGGACGAAGGCCGCTTACGACTGGGCGGCCTACGACAGTCCGATCGATTCCGCAGATTTCACCGACGAGGCGGAAGCGGCGATGCTCTCGTTGATTCTCGACATCGACCGGATGGCGGAGGTGCGCCATGTCTGAATCCCTCCCGGCGTGGATACCGGCATTTCGGAGTTTGCCGGAGCGGAACCGGTCATTTTTGGTGCTGGCGGCTCAGAACATCGACCAGATTATGGTCGACTCGACGGTCATCCGCCGTATCGGCGCGGAAGCGGGGCTGCTGGACGCCGAGGTGGAGATGACGATCGCGGCGTTGGGTAGGCGGTTGGCACCTTGAGCGGACCTTCCACAGGGGTCCAATGATTTCTATCTGAGTGAGACACTGATAGCGCTTGCCGTCCACCTCTATCAGCGTTATAGTCTGATAGGGATAAGGAGGTGCATCATGGCGTTGGTGAGTGATCTGGTCGAGGCTATCGCGGAGGTGGAGGACTTGCCTCTGCCGTCGGTGCAGATGGTCGCTCGACATCTGCGGGAGTCAGGTTTTCTTTCAACGGGCGCCCGTGGGCGGAACGCGCCGGCCGCGACGGTCACCGACGCGGCGAATCTCCTGATCGCGGTCAACGCGAACGGGGGCGTCGTGAAGGACGCGCCGACGACCGTCCTGAAGTATCGCGGACTCATCCTGCACTCCTCCGATGGAGATCTGCTGTACCAGTGGAAAACCGAGGGGACATCGCGAGCGCGCATTAACGCGCCGTTCGATGCCGTCGGCTTCCTGCGCGATAGGAATCTCACCCTCGGGACCGCTCTGGAAACCCTCGTCGACGGCTTCTCGAGTGGGGAGATTCCTACTCTTTTCAAGACGTTGTCCAAGTCCCTGTGGGGGAGGTCGTTTCGGGAACTCGCCGTCAACCGGTTTGGCGACGACGAAGAGGCGATCGCCAAGTGGGTGTCTGACAACTGCGAGTCCTATATCGGCGATGTGCTCGGGATCGATCTTACGTTTTCTCGGCCCACTCAAAATGCTGAATTGAGAGTTGGGTACAACGACGGCGGAGAAAAAATGACGGCTCTGGAAGCGAAATTTATACAAAATGCCAACCGGTCTATGGACGGATATTATCGGAAGTCTTCCGGCGACAGGTACGAGCGAACTTCTATCGGCTACAAGACCCTTCTTAAAGTTGGGACCGTCTTGAAGACGTAACCGCTTCGATAGGAGATTATGAGATGAGCACCATCCACACGGGAGCGGATACCGCTCCCGTCGCCGGCGGAGCCGTGCCCGACGGAATTCCCGCCCACCTCCGCCGCCCGCGCCTTCTCGTCAATGAGGCGTCGGCCTATCTCGTCGCCGCGCACGGCGTCCACGTCGCGGTCGCGACGCTGAGGAAGTACCGCACCGTTGGGGGCGGTCCGACCGCGCAGCGCTTCGGCGCGCGGCTGCTCTATCGCCCCGCCGACTTGGATGCCTGGGTCGCGTCGAAGATCGGCCCGGCGACCCGCTCGACCAGCGAGAAATAATTCAAGCGGGGATGGCGATGAGCGTCAAGGTTACGTCGATGGTTTGGAAGTCGAAGATGCCGAGCACTGCGAAAATCGTCGCCGTGCGGCTTGCCGACTTCGCCGACGACGAAGGCGGGAGGATCTTCCCGTCGAACGCCCGCGTCGCCGCCGACTGCGGGCTTTCCGAGCGCGCCGTTCGTGACGCGATCCGCACGCTCGAGTCCATGGACCTCCTCGTCCTCGTCGCCGCGGAGCAGCCGGGGCGTCACCTCCCCCGCGAATATCGGCTCGATCTCGCCGCGCTTGAGAAGTCCGCCGCCGAGAGCGGGGGGCACGACGTGCCGCCCGGCACCACATGCCGCCCGGCACGTGGCTCCAAAGCGGGGGGCACCACGTGCCCCCAAACCGTTAGAGGATCCATCAAGAAGGGTAGTGTTGAGCGCGCGAGCGCCGTCGAGCCGATCGTGAAGACTGTCTCGCCCGCCGTCGCGGTCATCGCCGCCTTCGACGCCGAGCGCGTCGGGGCGTTTGGGGAGGCGCAGGCGCGGCTCTGCCCGGCGGCCACCGACCGCGTGACCGCCGAGCGCTGGCTCACGGCGGGCGCTGACCTCGACCTCTGCCGCGATGTGATCCGCGCCGGGATGAAGCGCCGCGCCGCGACCGGGCGTTCACCGCCGGAAACTCTGACTTTTTTCGACCGGCCTATCGCCGACGCGCTCGCTGAACGACAACGACCGATGCCAACCGAGGAGAGAACGCATGGAGAACAACGTCGTACACATCAGCAACAGCGCCGCGGCGGCGGCTTCGCCGCGCTCGCTCTCGCGGAATTTGCTCGCCGCCCTGACGCCGGCTGAGGTCGGCATCATGACCGATCACGGCTACGAGACGCGCGAAGGGGTGTGGACGCCGCCGGTCGTCGTCCCGCCGAGCATGTCGGCGGAGGCGCGCGCCGCGCTGGGCACCATGGAGCAAACCGTCCTCACGACCGCGGGGCTGGAAACCGTCCGTAAGTGGCTGGTCGCGTTGGGAAACGTCACGGCCTCCGCCGCGACGGAGGACGAGGCGCGAGTGAAGGTCACGGCCATGCTCGGGCTGCTCGACGACTATCCCGCCGGCTGTTTCACCAAGTCGACGCTTCGCCACGCGGCGTCGTCGTTCACGTTTTTCCCGTCCTTTGCCGAACTTTCGAAACTGCTCGACGGCGAGGCCGGAAGGCTTCGCACGCGCGCCGATCGTTTGCGCGTGATCGCCGCCGGGGCCGGAGCACGCCGCGACCGCGGCGGAGACGACGCCCGGCGCGCGGGGCCGGGCGGCTTCTCGCCGGTCGTCGACGAGATCATGAAGCGGTTTCACGCCGGCGAAAGTACTCCCCAGGCTGATCTGGACGCCGCCAAGAGCGGCACCGCGTGAGGGCGCATGAACGGAGATCTCCTCCATGTCCTCCATCGCGCCGTGGACGCTCTCCGCGACGTGGATCCCGCCGCCGCCTCCGTCGCTCGAGATCTCGTCGACGCGCTGGGCAAGGGTGTGCCGCCCGTCGCGCTCGGGTTGGTTCCGTCGCCTCGCGCCCGCCGTGACGACTACATACGCGAGCTTGCCGCCGTCGTCGCGCCCGGCACGTCGCCCTGGCGCGCGGCGGGCCTCGTTTCAACTTTCGCGCGTCGGTACATCGCGAGCGCGTGGCGGTTCGATCAAACGAGGGACGATCCACCGGAAGACGCTATCAAGGCTTTAGCCTGGAGAGCCTTGAAATGCGATGCCGGGTTCCCGACGACGCCGCGACGGCTTTATACGATCATCACGCTGCACCGAGAGGAACAGGATATCGCGGCGTGATTTGCTGAAATTCTGGGACGTTGTGATTTCAGTGATCCGTGGTCAGCATCCACCATGAAGACACGAATTCATGGTGGCGTCGGTGTTCAAGAGCCTGAAAACGCTGTTCGGAAGGACCGAGACGAAATCCGTTTCGGTCGGCTCCATAGACGCTCTCATTCAGCTTTTCGGCGGCATCCAAACGACGGCGGGTATCTCGGTCGGACCGGAAACCGCGCTTCGTTACACGCCGGTTCTTGCCGCCGTCCGCGCCATTTCCGAAACCGTCGCCTCCATCCCCTGCCGGCTGTACCGCCGCGACGACACCGGCGCGCGGACGCGGGCGGACGATCATCCCGCCTATCGACTGATCCACGATTTCCCCAACGGCTGGGCCTCCGCCGCCGAACTCTTCGGATTCGTCACGACGCAACTCTTGCTGACCGGGAACGGGTTCGCCTTCGTCAACCGCTCGGGCGACGGCTCCCCGGTGGAGATCATCGCGCTTCCCTCGACCGCCGTCACGGTCACGACCGAGGCGACGCTTGAGCCGTCCTATGTCGTGACGACGAGCGACGGGACGCAACGCCAGATCGACCGGGCGGACATGATCCACCTCCGCGCGATCACCGGCGCGGATCCGAACATCGGTCTTTCCCCGATCGCCCTGGGCCGCGAGAGCATCGCGCTCGGATTGGTCTTGGAGCGGTATGCCGCCGCGCTCTTCGGCAGGGGCGCGCGCCCGAGCGGGTTCCTCAAGTATTCCAAGATGCTCGGACCGGACATGCTCGCGCGGATCAAGTCGTCGTTCTCCAGCGATCACGCCGGACCGGACGGCGCGGGAAAGACGCTGATCCTGGAGGACGGTCTTTCTTTCGAGCAAATGCAAATGACCTCGACGGACGCGCAGTTCCTCGAACTCCGCGCGCACCAAGTCGCCGAGATCGCCCGCATCTTCCGCGTCCCTCTCACGTTCCTGATGGATTACGACCGCGCGACCTGGGGCAATTCGGAAACGATGAACCAACAGTTTCTCGATCATACGCTGTTGCCGTATCTCCGCATCTGGCAAGGCGCGCTCGCGAAAGCTCTTCTCACGGAAGAGGAACGCGCGACGCATTACTTCGAGTTCAACACAGATGAATTGCTGAAAGCCGACATCGCCGCTCGGTTCACCGCCTACGCCCAAGCGATCGGCAACGGAATTCTTTCACCGAACGAGGTTCGCGCCCGCGAGAACTTGCCGCCGTATCAGGGTGGCGACGAACACCGGGTTCCGATGAACAGCGAAGCGCCGGGGGCGACCGATGGAGCGGCTTGATATCGAGTTCAAGGGGGCGAGCGACGCGGGCGAGATCGTTGGTTACGCGAGTTTGTGGGGCGGACCTGCGGACGCCGTGAACGACGTCGTGAGCAAGGGCGCGTTCGCCGACAGCTTGGCCGCGACCACGCCCGTGATGCTCCGCGAGCACAAGGGCGAGTCGGTCGGGGTCTGGACCTCCGCGGAAGAGGACGGCATCGGCCTTCGCGTCGACGGCGTTGTGACCGATCCCGCGACCTTGGCGGACCTGCGCGCTGGGCGGCTCGACGGCCTATCCATCGGTTTCGTCGCCGTGAAGGCGCGGAGGGACGGTGCCGGACGCCGGACCCTCGATCAAGTCAACCTCCCCGAGATTTCCATCGTCAAACGCCCCGCGTCGAGCCGGGCGCGAATCCTCTCCGTCAAATCCCACCCTCATGAGGCAAGCACCATGTCCGACACCCAAACCGCCACCAACGACGCTCCCGACATCGAAACCCGCGTCGGCGCGATCGAAACGACCGTCGCGAACATCAACACCCGGCTCAAGGCCGTGGAGGAGACCGGCGTCAAGGCCGCGAAATCTCTCGACCGGATCGAGGTGAAAATGAACCGCCCGAACGCGGCGATCGAGACCAAGAGCGACGGCAACGCCGAAACGATCGCGTTTGAACGCTATCTTCGTCACGGACGCGAGGGCCTGGACCCGACCGAGACGAAGGCGTTGAAGGTGTCGGACGACACGGCGGGCGGATATTTGGCCCCGCCCGAGTTCGTCGCGGAAATCGACAAAAACGTCACCTTGTTCTCGCCCATTCGCGGTCTGGCGACGGTCCGTTCCACGGCGCGGGGTGAGGTGCAGATCCCCAAGCGCACCGGAAAGCCGACGGCGCACTGGGTCGGCGAAGAGGACGACCGCACGGAAACCTCGTCCGCCTACGGGCAATCCTCGTACACCGTCCGCGAGTTGGCGGGATACGTCGACGTGACCCTCGCTCTGTTGGAGGATTCCGCCGTCAACATCGCCGCCGAGATCGCCGCCGACGTGGGCGAGGAGTTGGGGTACGAGGAGGGCGCGGCCTTCGTCAACGGCGCGGGCACCGATCGCCCGATCGGGTTCATGCTCGACACGGGTCTGGGCTTCACCAAGTCCGGCAACGCCAACCTGATCACCGCCGACAGCCTGATCGACCTATTCCACGGCATTCCCGCCCCGTACCGCGGCAACGCCACCTGGGGGATGAACTCGACGACGCTCGCGGCGGTTCGCAAGTTGAAAACGAGCGACGGGCAGTATCTCACGATGATGAGCGGCATCAACGGCGCCCCCACCACCATGATCCTGGGTCGCCCCGTGGTCGAGATGGTGGACATGCCGGATATCGCCGGCGACGCCTTCCCCGTGATCTTCGGCGACTTCAAGGCCGGGTTCCGGGTGTTCGATCGCGTGGGAACCAGCATCCTGCGCGACGACTTCAGCGTTCGCACCAAGGGTAAGGTCCGCTTCCACTTTAGGAAACGTCTCGCCGCCGGTGTCGCGAAGGCCGAAGCGCTCCGCAAGCTGAAGATCGCCGCCTGATCCCGACGGAGCCGAGTGACATCCCGCGCCCGGCTCCCCTTGGAGGACACCCCATGAGCGATCCCGATTTCACCGAAATGAATCTCGACCTTCCCGCGACCGCTGCCTTCCCGATCGAGCCGGGCGACGCCGACCTCCCCGAAGTCACCCGCGCCGTTCACGTCAACGCGGGCGGCATGATCCGCGCCGTGTTCGCCGATTCCTCCGCGCCCGTCGAGATCGAGGTGACGCGGGGCGCGACCTATC